ATCCAATAGAGTCACTGCCTATAAGGCTTTCAGAGCATGCAAAAGTGCTAATGTTAGCACTGTGCACACATAGTGATTAGCATGATGCAACAATGTCCTACAGTTGTCATACAGAAATCTGTCGTAAGTTACTGATATTGCGTTGTTTTTTATTTTTTGGTCAGATTTAGATGTTTTGTGGAGAAAAAACGCCCTCACTTGGTTTTCTACAAGATATTAATGAACTGCATGAACTTAGAATACGTCATACATCGTCATACTGTGCGTCAATGATATCGCCTCCGAATATCTCCTTCAGTCTTCCCTCAATATCTTTGTGGCTCATGTTATCCAAGTTCGCTGTTATGTTTAGATTCTCTGTCTTCTTTATCTTTAATCCTGCCAGTTCATTGAGTTCACGCAATGCAGATACCGATGCATTGAACTGTCCTTTGTTGTATGCCTCTTCACTTATCTGCCATAGCATCTTAGCTGTCTTCTCAGGAGTGATTGCATATTTATGAGCAAGCTCTTCTTTACCAACCTTGATGGCTTTGAGTACATTAGGATATTCTTTACCATTGAGAAACCTAGTTGCAGCTTGAGCAGGAAACTCAAAGCCTGCTCTTCTTGCAGCTTCGGTTTGTGTGCAGTTGTCATTGACATAATGCCACACAAATGCAGTTTGCATATCAGTCAACTGAAACTCAGGGTCATCCTCAAATGCACTAGGTCTATTAACCAATGGTTTGTCAGGTGCTCTTTTACCTTTCTTCTTCTTATATTCACTCATATCAATTCCTTGTATTAAATCCATTTAGGGTAGAGGGTAGAGGGTAAGCTTTCCCTAATACTATATAGTTATATATTAGCCATACCGTATATGTATACCTACTCCTATATTATATATATTATTATTATTATTAATATAACTATACCCTATACACTATAGCCAACCTAAACAGCGTAGCAATGGGGTCTCACGGTCAGGGTAAGGAAAAGGGTATCGGTCTCTCCTTGCAATACCCTATCCCTTGCACCTAACACATAAACACCAAATGTTGAGCTATTTACCATGCCCTGCCCTACCCTGTGCTATCAGAGTCAAGATGCAGCTTCACAAAATACTCTGCATCCAAGACCACAAGGACCTTGCTCTTGTTTCTTTTAATGACAAGCAGTGGTTCATAGCCCTTGCAATTCGTTTGTGCTTGGTCGTAGGACTTCCACACATTCAATGCTTCCTGATTCTTACATTCAATGCTGTAGGGAAATTGCTCTCTTGATTGTTTACCCATGATGATATCCTCGCCCTGGGAACCCATAGGTCTGCTTTCCAAGTCCTCTTCGTCTAATCCCAATAAGTCCACGAGCATCTGCCTAAACTTTTGCTGTAGCAACCTACCCTTTTGTTTTGCTGATTGTGGTCTCATGATTATCCTAAATTAAAAGGGTGATTCCTCCCATTGTGTTTTTTCTTCAGGTAAGTCTATCAAACTTACATCGTATACCTTCTTACCGTTAGTCTTTCTAGGTTCTATGCCTCTGTCTGTAAGAACCCTACTGGCATCTTTGAAATCTATGTTGCGAGGGTTGCGTATACCCAGTGACCTTAATAGTGCAGTGAGTTGCCATGCTTCCTTGTCTTCTGTGTCTGCATCGAAGTTCACATGTTGTAATAATAAATCTTCTACAGCACCTTGCGTCCTGAAACCCTCGTTAGATTCTTGGAGCATCTCTCTTTCTTCTTTAGATAGATACCAATTCTTTTCTCCTTTTTTATAAAGAGTAGACTTAACCTCTGCCCACATTTGTTGCATGTCTATGCCGTGATGTGGATTGATGTCTGTAACCTTTACACACCAAAATCTTCTGTTACCACTACCGTCTGCTAAGAACTCAGGCTCATTAACCGATGCAAAGAAAGCTGTGCGTCTTTGGTAGTTAGTAAAGCTCCTGTCGTATGGCAGTCTCATTTCATCAGACCTTGATGTAATAAATGCTTTGAGCTGATTAATATCTGCCTTCTTAAATGTGGATTCTAATTCGCCCAGTTCTACTATCCAGTGACTGACTGCTTTTTTAACCGAGTCTTTGTCCTTAGGGTCAAGCGTTGCTCCTTCACAGAGCCACCCCTTGCTGAAATCAGCCAAGCGTTTAAACCATAGCGTCTTACCCAATCCCTGTGCTCCTTGGAATACTAAGAGTCCTTCTAATGCCACACCATCGTCTTCAAAAGCTGCAGCCACACAAGAGAGCAACCACTTCCTCATCAGCATATTCTTTAATATGGTGTCTCTACTGCTCACCGTGTTGCAGAAATCATCGATTCTATTGACACCATCCCAAGGCTTAGAGTTAATCCACTGTGCCACTGGGTTGACTTCTTTAGCTATTATTTTCATAGCGTCTCTGACTCTTTGATGTGGTACGAAGTTCTTGATACAAAGGTTTTCAACCTCCACCAAGAGTGCTTCATCTTTTAAGTCAGCAATCGGTTTGAAGTTAGGTATGTCGATATCAATACGTTTCTTGATGACATCGTAGTGACAATCTATCCCATGACTATTCATAAGAGCATGGTAGTTGTCCGTAGTTGCCATGATTCTGCCGTTGGTGGTCTTGTCAAACTCTACCAACTCAGGAACATCAACCTTCTTTTCTATCAGCTCACCACTAACAGCCACTTGGTCGTTAAAATCCATGCCCTCTTCTTCAGGCATAACCACACTAGCATTAGTAACCTGTGCTGCTGCAATAGCCTTGTCTTGTCCTACATGGTTGGCATCGTTATCTGCATAGATAATAAATTCTTTATTAGGCAATGCCACTGATAGCTTTTTAGATACGCTGAACATGTTGCCTGCATTAAAGCAGACTATCATGGGGATTTGTTTTTGTTCATGAATAGTCATACAAGTTGCATAACCTTCACCTATACCCACCTTGTTCGCATTTTTTATCATGGGGGTTCCGATGATGTAAAAACAACCACCAGTCTTACCACCACTTAAAAATCGCTTACCACCATCCTCCTGTATCATTTGCAAACTCCACAGCTTGCCTGCCTCATCCATAATAGGAATCATAAGCTTTCCTTTATGCTCTCTTAAAGAGTGGGATGCAACACCCTTACTAAGTAAGTACGGATGAGAGTCGCAGGGCAGTGCTACATCCCAAATCATTTTGGCTTTTTCAGCCACCTTAAGCCATTTGTGTTCTTGGTCCTCTTGTGCTTCTTGTCTAAAGCGTGCCAGTGCCTCTGTGTTTACCTTGGTGGACTTACGTCCTGATAATTTAAAGTTGTGTGTCTGTCCTGTTCTGTAATCAGACGCAAAGCCAACAGGCGTACCGTAGTTGTCATAAAAAGCATAGTAGCCTGACAGTGCTCTTTTGTTGTTGACGTTGGTATAAGCTCTTTGTGGTTTGACTGGATTGATTGCTAATTCTTCTTTGGTTTCAAATCCATGTGATTCTAAAAAGGACTGAAAGCTGTAAATTGCTTCGTTGGTAAGTGGTTTATCGAAGTCTTTTGAACTTCCTTGGATATTTTTTATTCCCATGCTTGCTCTCTCATCTAAAGTTCTATATTATGTTCTATTGAATACCTTACAATATAGTATGGTAGGAAACAAGAACTTTAATAATTATTTTTATAGAGAGGAATATTATGGCACTAACAATTAGTGAATCAGGTGGTGGTAGCTTTGAACAAGCACCAAAAGGTAATCACAATGCAACATGCTATCGCTTGATAGACGTAGGCACACACGACGAAACCTATGAAGGTGAAACCAAACAACGACACAGTATATTTATCTACTGGGAACTAAACGATACCAAGATGGAAGACGGCAGACCTTTTTCTATCATGAAACAATACACATTGTCACTGAATGAAAAGTCTGCACTATACAAAGATTTATGTGCATGGCGTAAGAAACAATTTTCTGACGAAGAACGCAAAGCATTTAACCTAACTACTATATTAGGCATGACTTGTGATTTAGATATTGGTGAAACCAAGACTGGTAATTCTAAAGTTATAGCAGTCTATAGTCC